GACATACCTATTACAGTAAATGATGCAGATGTTAGCTTTAATTCCATATCATCAATACCTGTAGCATTGGCATTAGGTGATGGTTTGATTATGAATGACTGTATTCCTAAGGGAATATTTCAAAGAGACTTATTTTTAAGCATTTGTAAAATGTTTAACCTTTATGTATATGATGATAAATTTAAAGAGAATAATATTATCATTAAGCCATATATTCACTTTTACGAAACAAGCAGTTCTACTGCTAATGATTGGTCTAATAAAATAGATAGGTCTAAGCCATTGAGCATTAAGCCTATGAGTGAATTAAATGCTAGATATTACAACTATAAATTTAAAGAGGATAATGATTTTTACAATGAAAACTATAAAAAGAAATATTCGGAATCTTATGGTAATAGTATTTTTGATAGTTTATATGACTTTAGTAAAGATACAGAAACTGTTGAAGTAATATTTGCACCATCTGTTTTATTTAGAGCTATTGGAACTGATAAAATATATCCGGCTATTTATAAAAAGTCTAATGCAAATAGTGCAGAGGATAATATGGATAGTGTAATTAGAATAATGCAAGTAAAAAAAATACCATCAGTTACTTCTTGGGCTATTAAAAATATATCAGCTACACTTGTGACATTAACTTCTTATGGATATGGTGGTCATTTAGACGACCCTTACACTCCTTTAAATGATATAAACTTTGGAGCACCAAAAGAAATTTTTTATAGTTCAGATAATTACACTAATAATAATTTGTTTAATGTATTTTATGATACATATATGGCAGAAATAACAAATAAAAATAGTAAGTTATTGTCTTGTTCTATTTTATTAAATACAATAGATATATTTAATTTAGACTTTAGCAAATACATTTGGGTAGATGGGTCACTATTTAGATTGAATAAGATTGAGGGGTATAACCCAATGGAATATAACACGACAAAAATAAGTTTATTAAAAGTAATTGAAACAACGTACTAATGACAGAGAATTTAAATTTAAAAGCAACAGTAGATACATCAAGTGCTACTGCTTCTGTAGGTTCACTTAAAAAGCAATTAAGAGAAGCACAGGCAGAGGTAACTGCATTATCTGATAAGTTTGGTGCTACATCAAAACAAGCTATTGAGGCTGCTAAAAGAGCAGGAGAATTAAAAGATAAAATTGGTGATGCTAAAGCATTGACAGAGGCTTTTAATCCTGATGCAAAGTTCAAATCATTAACTGCTTCATTATCAGGTGTAGCCGGTGGATTTGGTGCAGTACAAGGTGCAATGGCATTATTTGGTGCTGAATCAGAAGATGTCCAAAAGACATTGTTAAAGGTTCAATCAGCAATGGCTATTTCTCAAGGGTTGCAAGCAATAGGTGAAAGTATAGATTCATTTAAACAAATGAAAGCAGTAGCTATTGATGCTTTTAAAGGTATTAAGGCTGCTATTGGTTCAACAGGTATTGGTTTATTATTAGTTGCAATAGGTTCATTAGTAGCATATTGGGATGATATAAAAGCAGCAGTAAGTGGTACAAGTGATGAGCAAGAAAAGTTAAATGAAACATCTAAAGAAAATTTAAAAACTCAAGAAGATAAGTTAGATGTAATAGATGGTCAATCTAATCAACTTAGGTTACAAGGTAAGAGTGAAAAAGACATACTTAATCTAAAGATAAAACAATCAGATGAGGCTATAAGGGCTGCTGAAATTAATTTAGAAAATGCAAAGAATACAAAAAATGCACAAGTAGAAGCATCAAAAAGGAATTATGAATTTACAAAAGGTCTTATAAACTTTTTATTAGCACCGGTTACTATTGTACTTGCAGCAGCAGATGCGCTTGGTAAAGCATTAGGCAAAAATTGGAAATTGCAAGAAGGCTTTACAGGTGGATTAGCGAAGATGGTATTTGACCCTGAGCAAACTGCAAAAGATGGAGATAAAACAATAGAAGCAGCAGAAGCAAGTCTTAATAAACTAAAAGAAAAGAGAGCAGGATTTCAGATAGCTGTTCAAGGTATTGACAAAGCAGATAGGGCTAAAACTAAGGGTGATAATGATGCTGCACAAAAGAAAGTAGATGAGGCAAATTCTATATTACACGAAGCAAATAAAAAATTAAAGACACAACAGCAACAAGAAATTCAATCAATAGAAGAAGCATATGCAGAGAAAAGGAAGAAACTTGCAGAAGCAGGAATAAAAGATAATGGAGATTTAGCAAAGGCAGAACAAGCTGAAACAGATGCAGTAAATGATAAGTTTAAAAAACAACAGTTAGCTAAAGAAGATTTATTCCAAAAAGAATTAAATAAAATAATACTTGAAAACAAGTTATTAGGGATTAAGAATGAATATGATAAAGCTAAAGAACAATTAGAAGCAAATTATAAATTACAATATCAAGATATTGAAAAAAATGAAACATATAATGCAGAACAAAAGATTGCTTTAAAAGCTGCACTTCAAGAAAAAGAAAATACTGAATTAGATGCATTAAAATTAGTTGCAGATAAAAAGATAGCAGAAGAAGATATTGCTACATTAGATAAAGAGATAGCAAAGAATGTTGCTAAATTTGATTTAGAAAGGGAATTATTAGATAAAAAAGATTTATTATTAAAAGAATATTTTGATAAAAATTTAATATCAGAAAATGCATACAACGCAGGAGTAGAAGCTAATTCAAATGCTAGAAAAGAAATAGATAAAAAAGAAGCAGATGCTAAAATTGCTTTAGCACAAGGAGTTGCACAAGCATTAAATCAGGCATCTGATTTAGTAGGCAAACAAACTGCAATTGGTAAAACACTAGCAGTTGCAAGTGCGTTAATTAGTACATATCAAGGTATTGCAGCAGGTGTTAAATTAGGTTACCCAGCAGCAATTCCTGCAGTAGCTATGGCTGCAATGACAGGATTTAGTGCAGTTAAAAATATATTAGCAGTAAAGGTTCCATCAGCTAGTGGTGGTGGGAATCCTAATATGCCAAATGTATCTACATCTGCACCTATGACACCGGCTGCACCACAAGCACAAACTACAAACATAAGTCAAGCATCAATTAACCAAATGGGCAATCAAGCAGTAAGGGCATATGTGATTGAGACTGATGTTACAAGCAACCAACAAAGAGTAGAAGCAATAAAACAAAGGGCACGATTTAGTTAATATTTAAAATAAATATATTTATAGTTATGGAATTACCTTTATATATGTTGGAAATATCTGATGATTTAAATGATGATGCAGAGGTGCAATTCGTTTCATTAGTAGATAGACCTGCAATTCAAAAGAATTGGAATGCATTTAAAAATGAACAGAAGTTTCAAATTGTTAGTGAAGATAAGCATATTATTAGTGGCTGCGCTATGTTGGCTGACACTCCTATCTTTAGAAGTGATGCTAATTTTGGTGATTACTATGTTGCTTTTTCTAAAGACACGATTGTTAAGATTGTGCAAAAGTATTTTAAGAAAGGGTATCAAAACAATGTGAACCTAATGCACGACCCTAACCAAATTGAAACAGGGGTAACAATGTTTGAGAGTTTTATTAGTGATAAGACAAGAGGCATACACCCAATGAAAGGATTTGAGGATGCACCGGATGGCAGTTGGTTCGTTTCTATGCTAGTGGAAAATGAGGATGTATGGAATCAAGTAAAACAAGGGAACGTGAACGGATTTTCAATTGAGGGTATATTTAATTACTCACCTAAAGTTTCAAAAGAACAACAGGTAATGAGTGAAATATATAAAATATTAGAAGGAGTTGAATTAGGAGGGCCTGGAAGTGGTAGGCAACCTGAGGGTGGTGGTGATAAAGAATCAACAGGTGGTGGCAAAACCGTATCTGTTGAAGATGAAGATGTAAAAGACTTAGTTTCTAAAGCACAAGATGCAGCACCTGAGGTAGATAAATTAGGTAAAGATTTAGCAGAAAAATATGGTGCAGTTGTAACTCCAATCAATATGAAATCAGCAGATTCTATTGTAAGAAAAACTAATACAGAAGAAAATGGGAATCTAGGTAACATTAAAGATTCTGTAAGAAATACTATTATTACTGATGACCCTGTAGCAATGCAAAACATTATAAAGGATTTAAGTAATGACCCTAGAGTAGCTAATGGAAATGGCAGGATTAAAACACAGACACACGAATCTAATCCTTTAGGTTATAGTGGCAATCTTATAAATATAAAGACTTCTAATGGACTAACTGCAGAAATACAGGTAAATACACCTAAAATGATTTATGCTAAGGAAAAGCCTGAAAATGCGAAATTGATACTAGGTGAAAAAAAGTATAATGAAATTAAAAAGCAAGTTGGTATTGAAGGTGGCAAAGGGCACGAGTTATACGAAAAATATCGTGTATTAACAATTGGGAAGGATGATAAACAAAGAAAACAAATAGAGCAAGAATCTAAAAAATATTACAGTAAATTTTTGTAATAATCAAATAATATTAGTAAATTGTGTATATGAGAAATGAGAACTTACTTAGTGAAATTGCCAATGGGAAAGAAGTATTCTTTGAGAATTCTTTTGAAGAAGTTGCTTTTAGAAATATCCCTGAGGGTGGTTATGAAGCTAAAGAAAAAGGTGCGACCCCATACAAAGTAGAAGGTGCACCTAACAAATTGGTTGATGCTATTTTAGAAGGCAAAATGATTAGTAAGGCTGAATACGAAAAATACTAATTAGCTTCCCTTTTAAATAAAGCCTTTCTAACTTATTAGATAAAGGCTTATTAATATTAGAGTATATAATCTTGAATTTATTTGATTCAGATATATACTTTTTTAGTTTATGGTAGTTTCTATTCTTTATGCATTCCCTAACATTACATATCCTGTCACATAGTTTTACTATTGAAGCTATTTCACTTTTTGATATTTCAATATAGTATCTATCTAATGGTGGTTTTTTAGTTAACAGTTTAACATTAGTATAAACTTTATTACTTATTTGCTTAAGTTTACTTTCATATAAGGTAGTATCTTCTAATATATCGTGTAATGCACATACAGAAAGTATTATATCCATTTTAAGACCTTTTATATTATTCTGATTGCAGAACCTTTCTGCTTCAAACCATACATCTAATAAATGATACAGATAAGGTTTAACCCCATACTGCTGATACTTGTGGTATTCAGCAGCAAGGGCTAGTGAGTTATATTTTATTTTATTCATATTTAATTAAGCGTACCAACTAGAGTAAACTCCTGATTCTGCATTTGCATACTCGCAGAAACAACCATGTTTAGCTGCAATGTGATAGCTAATGCTTCCGTTATAATTTACTGAAAGATTAACTTTTTTAAGAAATGGTTCACCTTTAAAAGCATTTTTAATAGGTTTAACATTTGCACACATAAAACCCTCAGAACCTGCAATGTGGCAACTTTCAATTCTTCTAAGTTTAATTGATTTTTCCTTAGATTGAACTACTTGATAGAAGTCAATGTTAGTTTGGTCATATCCCCAACTATTGTAAAGAATCATACCTTCTTTGAAATTGTGGTTCATAACCTTTTGGGCTTCTTTCTTTTTAGCTTTTCTTTCATTTTGTGAATTGATATTAGTTTCTACTCTTTCAATCCATTCAGTACAAAATTCATTCATTCTTTCAATGCTTCTGAATCTGAAATTAAATAAAGGCTTAGGGAATCTTGCTTTACTTTTAAGTTTCATACAGTTAGCAATAATAAGTGGTTCTTCTTTAACATTCAAAGAATAACCCAAACTTTCATACTTTTCGATTAAATTTTTCATAGTTTTTATTTTTAATTTTAGATAATTTGTTTGTATAATTCAGAACTTTTAATTTTCTCAGCAATAAAGAACCATTTTAATTTTCTTATTAGAACCTGATTAAAATGAGTTTCATTTTCAAAAGCATTAGTATATGCTGCAACACCCGTATTTACTGCTCTATCAGTAATGTTTGCAAACTCTAAAAAAGTTCCATACTGATTTGGTTCTTTAGAATACTCTTTAAATAATTCTTGAAATAATTCGGCTTGATGTCCATAATAACCTAGTTCAATTGTAATTGTCTTTTCCATAGTGTTTATTTTATTTGATTAATGATTGGATAAATATTGAAACGATAGCAGAAACGATTAAAAGCAGAAACATCTTAACTTCAATCGGAGGGGGGAGAATCTTGTGGCTCATAGTGTTTGTCATTTGATTACATAACGAAAGTACACAGGTTTTGTACATCTTCCAAACAATTAGGCACCTTTTTTAAAAAATGTGATGAACGGTAAATATTAGGGATAAATGGTTAAGTGATAAACTAGGCTATATATTGACATTTAAAGAAAAATAAAATGAATCCAAAAGAAGCATTAAAACAAATCAAGGCATTATTCGAAGATATGCCACAAGTTGTTGAGCCTGTTGCACCTGTAGAGCCTACAGTTACAAAGGTAGAAATGGCTGAATATTCTTTAGTAGATGGTACTAAGGTTATGATTTCTGCATTAGAAATTGGTGGTATGGTAGAGATGGCTGATGGCACTCCTGCTCCACAAGGTGAGCATCAACTAATGGATGGTACAATTATCCAAGTTGATGAGTTAGGTGTAATCGTAGAAATAGCATCTCCTAAAGAAGATGTTATCGAAGAAGAACCTGTTGCACCGGCTGAACCTGTTGAACCTGCGCAAGATACAACTGCAATGATTCAAGAGTTAAAGGATGATTATGAGAAGAAAAAAATGGAATTAGATGCGAAGATTGCTAAATTAGAGAGCAAAGTAAAAGAGGGATTTGCACAAGTAGCTGAATTAGTAGAAGCACTTTCAAATACCCCAACTGCTGAACCTACTCAAAAAGCAGCAAACGCATTTCAATCTTATGTAAGTACTAATGATAGTAAATACGAGAGATTGGAAAAATATAGAAACGCAATTTTAAACAAATAAATTTATAACAAATGTCATTTTCAGTAAGTACATTAACAAATTATACAAAAGAGAACGAAGCATTATTGGTTTCTTCTTCTGTATTAGGAGCAAAAACTGCAGCTTTAATTAAGAGTGCAGGTAACGTAATGGTTGGAGTTAAATCAGCAGAGACCATTAACATTATGGACACAGATGCTTTTTTCCAAGCAGGTGGGTCTTGTGGTTGGAACGCATCAGGTACAACTTCTTTCACACAAAGAACTGTAACAGTAGGTAAAATCAAAGTACAAGAAGCATTATGCCCTAAGGCATTAGAAGCTAAGTATTTACAAAAGGCTTTACCAACAGGTTCTCAGTATGATTCAATTCCTTTCGAGCAAGATTATGCTGATAGAAAAGCTAAAACAATTGCTTCTCAATTAGAGACTTCTATTTGGCAAGGTGATACTGCTTCTGCTAACGGTAACTTAAACAAGTTTGATGGTTTAATCAAATTGATTGGTGCTGCTGCAGGTGTAGTTGATGCTAACGTATCAGGTTATGTTTCAGGTGCTCCATTAACATCTATCACTGCAGCTAACGTAGTTAGTTTGTTAGATGGTGTTTACAAAGCAATCCCTGCTAAAGTAGTAGCTGCTGATGATATGACTATCTTCGTAGGTCAAGATACTTTCCGTACTTACACTATTGCATTGAAGAATGCTAATATGTTTAACTACTCTTTTGATGGTAAAGCTGATAGCGAATTTGTATTGCCGGGAACTCCAATTAAAGTAGTTGCAGTAGAAGGTTTAAATAGTACAAATGATATTTACGCAATGCGTTTAAGCAATTTGTTCTTAGGTACAGACTTATTAAACGAAGAAGAAAAATTTGAAATCTTCTTTGCTAAAGAGGCTGATGAAGTACGTTTTGCAGCAGAATTCAAAATGGGTGTGAACATTGCATTCCCTGATGAGATTGTAAAAGTAGCTATCTAATTATAAAGGGGAGTTGAAATATACTCCCCATTTTTAAATAAAATAAAATAAATATTATGGCGTGTGCATTAACACAAGGATATACCCTTGATTGTCGTGATTCACTAGGTGGAATTACAGAGGTTTATTTTATTGCAAGTTCGGATATTACTTCAAGTACAGAAGCTAGTGGTGTTATTACTGCTTTAGTAAAAGCTGCAGGTAAGAAGTTTTATAAATATGAGTTAACAAAAGGAACTTCAATGTTTACTGAAAACGTAGCATCGAATGTTCAAAATGGTACCTTGTTTTTCACTCCTGAATTAACAATAATCTTAAATAAATTACAAGCAAATACGAGAAATGAAATTCTTTTATTAGCACAAAATAGTCTTACAGCAGTTGCTAAAGACAACAATGGTAAGTTCTTTATGCTAGGTAAAACAAGGTCATTGGATTTGACTGCCGGTAGTGCTGCAACAGGTACTGCTGAAGGAGACAGAAGTGGTTATACATTAACATTCACAGGAGCTGAACCTGCTTTAGCACCTGAGGTTAATAGTACAGTAGCTGCTGCTCTTACAACTGCAGGATAGTTTACAGTTTTTCATAGTTAGTTCCCCTGCCTAGTTTTCTAGGTGGGGGTTTTTTGTATGTCAAAAAGTCAAGTTATTGACTTACTTTATTACAATATAAGTCAAATAATAGCTTTACCTACTTGTTTTGTAAATATTATTATTATTGCTATTTATAATAGATGATACATTTAACTAAAGGACAGACCAATACAATCATAATGACTTTAACTGAAAAGCAGTTATTGATTACCCCTAACTATTTATTTGTTTTTACAAATAGAAGTAGTAATAACATTATTAAATTTGTAATTTTAAATACATCTGATTTAAGTTTATACAAGGATAGATACAATGAATTTACAATTGTTACTAACACTAGCTTTAGTGCTGCATTAGAGGGTCAATATACCTACGAAGTGTACGAACAAGCAAGTACTAGCAACTTAAATCCAACAGGCTTAAACAAGCTAGAAACAGGTATTATGTGGCTTTCAGGTTCGACCCTAACATATAACCAATATACAACAACAGACACTTATACAATTAGACAATGATAGATTTAAGAGTATTAACATTCGCAGAGGCTAGGCAACCTGAATTCAAAGAGAAAAAGGGTGTAGATGGTGGATATATTAAATACGGAGAAAATAACGACTATCCGGAATACATAGTTGACTTATACAATAAGTCATCAAAGCATAGTGCCATTATTAAAAGTAAGGTGCATTATATTACCGGCAATGGTTGGTCAGGTGAACCTGATGCACAGGCATTTATAGATAAAGCTAACAGGGTTGAATCTTTAAACGATTTAACTAGAAAGGTATCTTTAGATGTTGAAATATTTGGTGGTGCTTACTTAGAAGTTATTTGGGATTTAGCCGGTAACATTGCCGAGTTATGGCATTGTGATTATGTTAAGATAAGAACTAACAAAGACAATACACAGTATTGGTATAAAGAAGATTGGAAAGACAATAAGGTAAAGCCATTAGTTGTGGCTGCATTTAACCCTAAGCAACCAACAGGCAAACAAATTCTGTACATAAAAGAGTACAGACCTAATATTGGTATCTATGGATTACCTAGTTATTTTGCTGCATTAAATTATATTGAATCTGACATTGAAGTTTCTAAGCATATCTTAGGAAATGCACAGACAGGGTTTTCTGCTAGTAAACTTATTACCTTACCGAATGGTGAGCCTAATGATGAGGAGAAGCGCAATGTAGATAACAGACTAAGAAAAACTTATAGTGGTGCAGACGGTAAAAAATATATGATTGCATTTGTCAATGATATATCTAGGAAGCCTGTCGTAGATGATTTGGGTACAAGTGATTTAACAAAAGAGGATTTTGGCAGAGTAGATGAATTAATACAGACTAACATATTTAGTGGTCATCAGGTTACGACCCCATCAATTATGGGTATTGCAGAAGCCGGTAAGCTAGGCAGCAGAACAGAGATGCGTGATGGCTATGAGATATTTAAGAACACATATGTAAATGCTAAACAAATGCATTTAGAAAGTGTATTTAATATGTTAGCTAAATATAAAAATGTCACAACTGAAATAAAGATTATTCCTACTGAACCAATAGGAATTGAGTTTAGTGAGCAAACTATTAAAGAAGTAGCACCTAAAGAATGGATATTAGAAAAGATTGGTATTGATATGACTAAATATGCACCTACTGCTGAGGCAATAGTTCCGGCACAAGGCTTATCGGTTAACGAGCATATCAAAGGTTTAAAAGGTCGTGAGTGGCAAAATATGCAGCGTATCATTCGCGAGTTTACTAAAGGTAAAATCAATAGAGAACAAGCAAGTGCAATGCTTAAAACAGGATATGCTTTAAGTGATGATGAAGTAAACACTTGGCTAGGTTCTGATGAGATGGATGCAGAATTTGCAGCACAAGACTTTGGTGTGTTTTATGAATTTGGTGAAAGCAAGGATGCATTTAATGTTTGGAAATCTAAAAAAAGATTTAGTGATGATGTTGACTTTTATATGTTCGCAGATGTTACACAATTAGAATCAGATATATTAGACCAAATAGCTAAACAAAAAAATATAACACCTGAAGTATTAGCAGAAGTTTTGGATGAAGATGTTAATAATATAAAAAATATTTTAAAAGATTTAGAAGATAGAAAAATATTAAAGGTTAAGGAAACCAAAATAGGCAAAGGAATTAATAGTGATATTGAAGTATCTAGAGAATTAACACAACCATTAAGCAAGGCAGTAGGTGAAACAAAACCACAAACAACTGAAATTTTAGTTCGCTATTCTTATGAATGGATTGAAGGATTTAATGATTCAGATAAAACCACTAGCAGACCTTTTTGTGTTGCTTTACTAGATGCTAATAAAATTTATAGCAGAAGTGATATTGAAATGATGAGTGCTAGATTAGGATATTCTGTTTGGGATAGAAGGGGTGGATGGTGGAATGATAATGGGGTAGCAAGTGAATCTTGTCGCCATCAATGGAAAACAAACATAGTAACAAGAAAAAAATAAGAAATGTCATTAAATATATTATTTATATCAGTACAAGGGATAAAAGATAGAACCGGCTTACACGCAAACGTGGATGAAAAATTAATATTGCCGGAAATTAAAACGGCACAGGATATGTATATACTCCCTGCATTGGGTAGTACATTATATAATAAATTGCAAAGTGCAATAAACGGTTCTACATTAAATGGTAATGAAACTACATTATTAAATAATTATATTGCCGATTGTTTAATTTATTATGTTATGAGTGAATTACCTATGGGGTTATCATATCAGTTTTATAACAAAGGTTTATTAAGAAAGTCAGGAGACAATACAGAGAACCCATCAATGCAAGATATGATTGATGTGGCTAACAGATACAGGACAAGAGCAGAATTTTACAAGCAAAGATTGATTAAGTATTTAAGACAAAACAATACTTTGTACCCTGAATATTTAAACTTTACAAGTGGGATAGATACAATCATTCCTGATTTAGAGGGTTATACTTCATCTTTATATTTAGAAGATGATAATGTTTATGAGAATAAAAACTTAGAACAAAAGTATCAGGGCAAAATAGGATGTTAATATGAGCAAAGAAGCAAACATTAAAAATCAAAATAAGCTAAAAGTTTATTTAGAAAAAACAAAAAATAATGGGATTAACACTCAATCAAATAGTAAAGCAAATAACAACATTCGGAAACAACCACGAGCAAATTAAGTTCGTGTATTTCGGTGATGTGTGGGAAAGACTTAGCAATGGTGAGGTTACTTATCCTGCTATGTTTTTTAGTTTAGTAGATGCACAGATACTAGCAAAGCAAATACAATATAATTTTTCTATCTATGTTATGGATAGAATGTTAATGGAAGAAACAAACGAGACAGAGGTATTGAGTGATATGACTTTAGTTGGTCAGGATATGGTCGCTGAATTAAGAGACCCTATTTACAATTGGATTGCTAGTGATAGTATGACATTATCATTTTATACTGAATCAGACCCTGATTATTTAGCAGGTGTTAAAATAGACTTTTCATTAACATTATCTTCATTAAACGACACTTGTCAAATACCTACTAATGGAATCTAAAAAAATAAATCAACTAGCGACAGAGATGGCTCCGGCATCTACTGACTTAACAATCATAGGTGACCCAATAACAGGTGTTTCTAAAAAGGTAACATTATTACAGATAGCTGATTTATTTTCAACTATTGGAACAGTTACAAGCGTAGGTGTTACTGAAACAGGGGATGCTTTAACGATAACCGGAAGTCCAATAACAAGTGCAGGAACAATTAATATAGGCTTTGCAGGGGATGCTACTCAATATGTAAGAGGGGATGGAGCATTAGCAGATTTTCCAACATCAACAGGTGGAGGTAGTTCTGTTTCTTATTATCTAAATTCAAGTGTAAGTCAAGGTACTATCGGTGGAGTTGCTTATAGAGAATTTAGTAAAGACCCTATAAGTGGTGCGGGAACTGATATTACGGCTTCAACTAATGGCTATATAGCAAGTTATTTAACAGACGCAAATGACCCTGCTTTATTAGAAGTACCTGCGGGAAATTTTAATTGTGAGTTATATTTTAGTGTAAATTCTAATGCGCATAATCCTTATGTATATGCAGAGCTTTATAAATATGACGGAACTACTTTTACGCTATTAGGTAGCAGTCAAAGTGTACCTGAATATTTAAGTAATGGAACAACACTAAGTCCTTATTATTTTGCTATCCCTGTGACTGCAAGTGTTTTAACTATAACAGATAGATTAGCAATTAGAATATATGCAAATGTAGATACAAGAGTAGTTACTTTACATACAGAAAATAGTCATTTATGTCAAGTAGTTACAACCTTTTCTAAGGGATTAACTACGTTAAATAACTTAACAAGACAAATACAATTTTTAGCGACAGGAACGAGTGGAACAGACTTTGCTATATCAAGTTCAACTGCAACGCATACTTTTAATTTGCCTACGGCTTCGGCTGCAAATAGAGGAGCTTTATCAAGTGCTGATTGGACAACATTTAATAATAAAGCTTCAACTGCTGATTTAGCTAACTATTTATTATTAACAGGTGGAACTTTAAGCGGGTTATTAAATATTTCAACGGCTAGTTATTTAACAAGCAGGTTAAAATTAACTAATACGGCAACAGGTGGAAATATTTGGAGTGTAAGTTCAGGAAACGCTAACAATTCAATCAATAATAGTTTATTTACTATTATTAATGAAACATTATCTAAGAATACATTTGTATTAAGCCCAACAGGTAAATTAGCAATAGGAGAAAATTTAGGCACTATAAATCCAAGTGACGCATTAAGTGTATATGATACTAATACAATTTTAAGAGTATTTGATTTAACCGGCAATGGTTCGAGTGTAGTTTTACAAGCTACAGATACGGCTAGTTATGTAAATGCAGCATATAATACAACTGCAATTCCTTTAATATTGAGAACTGCAAACACTACAAGATTAACAATAGCTGCAACAGGCGAAGCAACTTTTACAGGTGCTATAATTGGAACTACTTCTACATTTACAAATGCAGGAAGTGGAATAGGTGTAGGAATTACAAATAGTAGCACAGGAGATGGTTTAAAAATTACACATTCAGCAGGTAGGGCATTTCAGATAGCATCAAGTGCAACAGGTTTTGGTATTCTTATAAACAATGATACTGCTTCAACTTCAGTGCCTTTTACAATACAAAAATCAGGTTCTCCTGTTATTACAATGACAGATGCAGGAGGGCTAACACTTGCAGGTGCATTGGGTGGAACAAGTGCTACGTTTAGTGGAACTATAAATGCAAATTCAGCAAAT